CTCATTAGAGATGTGTGGGAGTTAGAAGAATTAATCGACCTAAAAATGCACCTAGACGATATTATAGATGAAAGGAAACAGTAATGGCTAGAAGAAGTGAATTGCAAATGTTTGAAAAGATTAGTATAACTAAAAAAATTAAAAAGGATTCCAAGCACAATGATAATTGGAAACGTGCAAGGAAGTTACAACGTAAAACTAAACTAAACATACAAGAAAGGAGTTTTGTATAATGATTAAAGATTATATCCACGTTCAGCTTAAGAGTATCTCTTATTTTTTGAAAGGTCAAAAACCTACAAGGTTTAGAGTGAATGAAAATAAATCTAGAGGTTACTCTGTATCATATACAGATGGTGGTAAAAGTGGAGAAGGTTTTATTGTCCTAAACAAGGGCAAAAAAGTATCTTACTTCCCTAACTACAATCGTAGAGGTGCAACACGTACCTTAGATTATGTACCATTCAAGCAGATGTTTGGCTTGATGAAGTACCAACACAAAAACCCTATAACTACAAAAAGAAAGGTAGGTTAATTATGACAATACCCTATTGGCAAGTAGGCTTGAAGATAGGTGCTGAGAGTGGGCAAGTGAATGTCCACTCAGATGCCTTACCTAATGCATCATGGGAGTATGCTATTGAGCATGCTATAGATACTGCTAGAGCAGTACACCCAAATGAGAGAATAGAATTTTTATATGTGAAGGAGTACAACTAATGAGAGCAATATTAATTGACCCAATTAATGAAACAATTGAAGAAGTAGAATACAATGGAGATTACAAACAGATATACAAGCACATAGATGCTAGTACGTTTGGTGTCGTAGACATTCCTAATGAGGACACTATCTTTATAGATGACGAAGGATTGCTTAAGGATAACAATCACTTCTTTATTCACAAAGATGCTTATACACCTATAGGTGGTAAGGGTTTAGTGCTAGGCATTGACGATAGAGGAGAGAGTGTATCTGCTCACTCAACTCTTAAAGAGTTAAGGCATAGTGTTACCTTCATAGGTAAGCAAGCTATAAATCATAGCGATGCAGGATTTACAATCAAGGATTGGGAAGATGCCTAACAACAACGATACAATGATTGTGCTTATACTAGGTACAATCGTTGTGTTATATTTTTCATGTTACATAGGAGTATAAAATGAAAATACTAACAGCAGTTAAGATAAAGAATCATCTTGATGATTTAGTTAATGCAAAGGCTATAAGCCTTAATGACTTTCGCTTTATCATAGGTAAGATGGGTTACGAAATAGATGAGCTTACAATACAAACCTCTATACCTAGTAACGAAGCTACTGTCAGAGTTAAAGATGAACATAACAAGTATTACACAATAGGAGTATAATATGGCTGACGTAAGTGCAAAAGTAACTGAAGTAAATCTAAAACTAAAACCACAAGAGTTATCAATGATTATTGATTCACTCTATAGGGATTTAGATGATATGACAACGGGCAATGATGATTTCTCACAAGTAACTTTGAACGTTGATGGTAAGCTACCCTTCTATAAAGTAGAGAAATCATCATCTGACCCACACATTAGGGAATGGTTTATCAAATATACAAGATTAGCTAGACAACTAGATAGAATGTATATTAAAGTAAGAAAATTAGAGGGAGTATAATAATGAAAGTAAAACAATTAATCAAAATTACAGAAGCAATAAATGGTAAACTACCTGCTGATATGTATGAACTAGATGAGGTAGACCATTACTCAATACATAGAGATGAACCCATAAGAATTGCAGACATGGATGTTGTGTATTTAGTCAGAGCATTTAGGCATCAAGAACGTATGCTTAGAAGACAAGTAGATGCAGATATCATATCTAAGTTAGCAAGAGAACGTGATATGTGGAAAGAGAAAGCATTGAACATGGTTGAGAAAGAAACATATGAAGCAGTTAGAGAAGCCTTAGCTGAAGTGAATAGACAACCTACTGTTAAAGCTGAAGCATATGACGTAGCTTGGAAAAGGATTCGGACTCTAGAGAAAAGAGCAAGTATGTGGCAAAGAGAATACGAGAAAGCAACACACAAGAAAGGTTGCAACTATGTATTCAGCGAGATACCAAATGATGAAGAAGGTAATGCTTTCATTAAAAATCTGAAGCAATATCTAAACAAAGAATCTTATAAGATGCGTGTCAAAGGTCAGTATCTTAAAGATGAAGTGAAGGAAGTCGATGGTTGGAGACCATACAACTTTGGGCAGCCTATCAGTAAATCAAAATGTCTACGAGTTTATGTAGATATAAACAAAGAAGGAGAGTAAAAATGTCAATCATTGACAATTATCAAAAAATGTTCCCGTAATGGAATACTCTTTATGTATATCTGTACAACTAATTATCAGTTGACATTATAAAATATAAATTATATAACATTAATAATAACAACATAAATGGAGAATGCTATGCCTTTAGATGGTATATTAGAAGTAAAAGAAAGTTTAATTAAAGTACAAGACAACTTAGACTTTAAGGTTTCATTTGAGACTACAAAGTTTAACAAGAAGAAGTATGTTATTAACGAAAACACTGGTGAGTATATTGGTGTCGTAGGTAATAGTTTTAACTGTGCATCACATCCTGCTTTCTTTCATGGAGTAAGTGAAGTTATACAAGACAACCGAACTGCTGAAGAATTAGATGGTGCTATTGTTAAATGTTTTTCCTCACGTAACAATGCTTGGGGTATGGTTGATATCACATTGCCTAATGTACGGTCACTAATCACGACAGACAAACATGAGACAAGTTTGCATGAGAGAATTATTGGATTACATGCTGTAGACGGTTCATGTTCTAACCAAGTATTCTTTGGACAGATAGATAGCTTTTGTACAAATGGTCAAGTCGGTGGTGAACATGACAAGATACGTAAGAAGAATACATCTAACTTCTGCATGGATAGGTTCATTCAAGAACTTAAAGATGCTAGACAGAACTTCTATGCACAGTCAGCTAACTTACAAAGGTGGGCAGAAACACCAATGCCAATCTTAGTTAGGGTGCAAGACTTACTCAAAGAGATTATCCCTTCTGATAGGAAAGCTGAGAAGATGGCTAGTCTTTATGCACAAGAAGTTTCTGTGAGAGGTGCAAACGTATTTAGTTTGTACAGTGCATTTACTAACTACTCAAGCTATGCTGATGAAAGAAATGGTTTCATACTAAGAGATACTGGTAATGATACTAAAGCTGAATCAATGTGGCAGAGAGAACACGAAGTATCTAAGTGGCTGTCTCACCCTAAGTTCAAAGCATTGGTTGCAGCCTAATGGCAAAGTTTGATAAAAAAACAGGCGTGGTTCTAGAGTATTATTGGTATGATATATTCTATGACCATGCCAATAAAAAATTTGACCCACCTAGTCGATGGTTACAAACTTTTTATGAAGTATCTTACGGATGGAATTTACCAAATTGGTTAGAGGGTTGGTTAGTTGATTACTATTCAAAATTACAAAGGAAAAAATATGCAGAAAAACAAAAAATTTCCTAGATACTTACAGGAGCAAAGATATGGAAACGGTATGGCTTTTTACAGGTATAATCCATCTGCTAGATATATTGATGCGGGTATTGTCACACGTACTAACTTAGGTTCTGATTTGTCAATAGCAAAAAAGCAAGCAAATGAATTTAATAAATTGATTGATGCATTTTTGCAACAGCAATCTGAAATTGTGTCTGTACAAAACAATCCTACTGTACAAGGCTTGGCTGATGAATATTTATTATCTAGTGATTTCAATATGTTAGCTGATAAATCTAAACAAGATTATCAATACTTTCTCAAGAACATGTTAGAGACACAAGTAGATGGTAAACCTTTGTCAAGAACTTATTTAAAAAATATGACTGGTGCAAAAGCTAAAAAAGCTTATGAAGTGTGGCTAAATCGTGGCATTTCTATGGCTAATCATATATGTTCTGTGTCAAGGAAAATTTATTCTTATGGAATGGAGATGGGTTACGTTCAAGGTAACCCTTTCTCTACCTTCAAAAGAAAAACAAGTAAGTCTAGAAAAACTCTTTGGACAAGGGAACAGGTCAAACAATTCTTGGATTATGCCTACTCAAATTTTAAGACACGTAACTTAGGATTGATTGTGCATATGGCATATGAGTGGTGTCAAAGAATTGGAGATATGCGATTATTAAAGTTTGATTGTATTGATTTTAATAAGGGCATTTTACATTTAGAGCAGTCTAAACGTAGAGCCACAGTTCACTTACCTATTAGTGAAGAATTACTTGAAATGTTAAAACAGCAGAAAGAGGACTACGGATTCCAAGAATATGTCGCACCCATGCCAAAGGCGATTAGAGGGGCATACAAGCCATATAGCTTACATGGGGTGTCTAAGGTAGGAAGAAGTGCTTTGACCTCTGCAGGACTGCCTAATGAGCTACGATTGGCAGATTTACGTAGAACAGGTACAACTGAAATGGTTGAGGCTGGTGTATCTATGGGTCAAATAATGTCTGTTACAGGACATTCAAATCCTAATAGTGTGATGCCTTATATGAAAAATACTTACCTAAGTGCAAAAAAAGCATTGACAATACGTGAATCTGTTGATATAAGCACAAGGCAAGTGCCGAACAGCTAATATTATATATACATATAAGTGATACATATAAATGGATATATACAGTTATATAAATGATTTACATTTAAGTGTAGGAGAATCTAAAAGATTAGATTGTCCTAACTGTAATAGTAAAAATACATTTACAGTGACTAATAATATGGGTGCAGTAATGTGGAACTGTTACAAGATATCTTGTAGTTTATCAGGAAGTTCTCGTGTTACACTCACTGTAGATGATATTCGCACTGCAATGAATAAGCAGAGGGAACAAGAAGACGATACAGACTTTGAGTTTCCTGAACATGTTGTACCACATGGTAATCGTAAGGCAATTACTGAGTGGTGTGATAAATGGTCATTATCTGCTGACAAACTAAACTTGTACTATGATGTCAAGGAGAACAGAGCAGTGTTTCCTATCGTACACAATAATAAAATTATTGATGGTGCGGGTCGTTCATTAGGTAAAATGATACCTAAATGGAAACGATACGGAAAAAACAACTTGCCTTATTCTCAAGGACATGGTACAACTGCTGTTGTTGTTGAGGATTGTGTGAGTGCAGCTGTGGTTGCAAGCACAAAAATTGTTGGGGTTGCTGTGCTAGGAACATCTTTATCTGAATCACATAAGCAATACTTGTCACAGTTCTCAACAGCAATTATTGCCCTAGACCCCGACGCACTAGAGAAGATAATGCAGTTTGCTAAAGAGTTACGCAACTACGTTAAACAAGTAAAAGTACTAAGACTGAAAGATGATTTGAAATATAGAAGAGAAGAAGACTTAAACAATTTATATTTCCTAACCCCAAAGGAGTAAAATATGGAACTATCATTAATACGAAGCCTAATGGACAAAACATTCTATGATGAGCATAGAGGTGCAAAATGTCCAGACCGATTATTCAGTAAAGATGTAAGGAAGATTAAGCAAGCATTAGATAATGCTATGTCTACTTACGAAAGAACAGTAACACCTGATGAGATTGAAGCACTGTTTGTGTCAAGTAATCCATCAATGACTACTGCACAAAAGCAAGCATACTCTTCTCTGTTCAATCAAATTAAACGAGAACAACCTATGGGAGAAGACGTTGCACAAGAAGTTTTATCTAAATTGTTTCAACAAGTTGTGGGTGAAGACATTGCTAATCTTGGTTTTGATTATGTCAATGGTGCTCAATCTACACTTGAACCTCTTCGTAATATTTTGGAGCAGTATGGTGATGATTTTACTCCTAATCTAAATATACAGTGGGAAGATATAAGCATTGATGCTTTGCTATCCAAGAATGATTTAGAAGCTAAGTGGAATTTTAGTATACCTAGTCTAACGAGGGTTGTAGAGGGTGTGAATGCAGGTCATCTAATTGAAGTAGGTGCTAGACCAAATACAGGTAAGACATCTTTTCATGCTTCTCTGATTGCATCCCCGGGTGGCTTTGCACATCAAGGTGCTAGATGTATTATCCTTTGTAATGAGGAAGGTCCACATAGAGTTGGAGCTAGATATCTAACGGCTGCGACAGGCATGACAATGCATCAAGTCAAAGATAATCCACAAAAAGCACATGAGTTATATAATCCTGTACGTAAGCACATAGAGATTAAAGATGCATCTAATCGTGACATGGCATGGGTAGAGAGTGTATGTAAATCATATAAGCCTGATATTGTTGTCTTAGATATGGGTGATAAGTTTGCTAGAACTGGTGGCTTTGCAAGACCTGATGAAGCATTAAAAGCTAATGCAATTTATGCAAGACAGATAGCGAAGTCACATAACTGTGCTATGTTTTATATGTCTCAATTATCTGCTGATGCAGAAGGTAAAGTTATTCTTAATCAATCAATGATGGAAGGTTCACGTACAGGTAAAGCTGCAGAAGCTGACCTCATGGTGTTGATTGCGAAGAACCCACCAATAGAAGGACAAGATGAAGAAGGTCCACAGAGACATTTAAATGTTGTTAAAAATAAGTTGACAGGTTGGCATGGAAGTATTACATGTGAACTTGACTACAGAACAGCTAGGTACACAGCATGATAATTGAAATAAAAATAACAGATAAAATGATTTCTTTAGCTAAAAATAAAGCAGAAGAGATGGGAAATTTAAATCATTCAATATTAAATGGTTGTGGTAATTTAGCAGGTTTTATAGGTGAGCAAATAGCCATCCATGTTTTAGGTGGAGATTGGTGCAATACATATAACTATGATATTATTGTATCGGAAAAAAGAATAGATGTGAAAACTAAACAAACAACAGTGAAACCAAAACCTTTTTATGAATGTAGCATAGCTGCTTATAACACAAAACAAGATTGTGATGCTTATGCTTTTGTTCGTGTTAAAAAAGATTTATCTGTTGGTTGGTTTTTAGGGATTAAAATAAAAGAAAAATATTTTAATGAAGCAACATTTATGAAAAAGGGAGATATTGACCCTTCAAATAATTTTGTAGTTCGAGCCGACTGCTATAATCTACCTATAAGTAAATTGGATAACACATTATGAAGCTAACACTTGACGTAGAAAATACTGTTACTCATAGAGATGGCAAGTTACACCTTGACCCATTTGAGACGAACAACAAGCTTGTTATGGTAGGTTGTCTTACAGATAAAGGTGAAGAGTATTTATTTAGAGATGACTTCACAGGTGTTCAAGAGTTATTGGATGAAGCAACCATACTTATAGGTCATAATATAGTACATGATTTACTATGGTTATGGGAGTGTGGTTTAAAATATGATGGTCCTGTTTTTGATACAATGTTAGGCGAGTATGTTTTACAACGTGGAATAAAAGAACCATTGTCTCTTGAAGCTTGTGCAAATAGATATGATTTAGATACTAAGAAACAAGATACTATGAAAGAGTATTTTAAAAATAAAGTTCCTATTGATGAGATACCTAAGCAAGAATTATCTGATTATTTATCTGCTGACTTAAAGGCTACACAAGAACTGTCAGATGCTATATACAGAAAACTTAACACAGTAGAATATTCAGGACTAATGAATACAGTCTTACTAACAAATCGTGTTGCTATTACTTTGGCTAGAATATATCAAGTAGGATTTACTATTGATGTATCTAAATTAAATGAAGTAAGAGAAGAGTTTGAGAAAGAGAAAGCTGACATTGAAGAAAGATTAAATAGGCAAGTGCATGACCTTATGGGTGATACTCCTATAAATTTAAATAGTCCAGAACAAATGTCTTGGATTATTTATAGTAGAAAACCAAAAGATAAAACAACTTGGATGAATCACTTTGTTCCTTACATGAGTAAAGAAGAGTTAAAATCTAAAATAGAAGAGAATACAGACATAGTATATAAAACTAGAGCACAGAAATGTAGAGAATGTAATGGAACAGGTACAATACGAAAGGTAAAAAAGGATGGAACTCTTTATGCTAAATTACCCAAATGTAATACTTGTCATAGTCTTGGCTACATTTTTGTTCCTACACAACAGATAGCAGGTCTTAAATTTAATGTGCCTTCAGTTAAATCCATAACATTAAATAAATTTATCAATAATATAAACAATCTGCCACATAGTAATAT